GGGTCGCGACGCCTTGGTCATACATGACCTCGGTCGTGCGGGCCGCGTCGACGTGCGCCCACAGGGTGGGCCCGTCGGCAAACGTCACGGACCCCTGTCCGAAGGAGTCCGTGGTGGTGGTCGGGTTCTGCAGGACGATCGCAAGGCGAAGCATCCCGGTGGGAACGATGCCAGGCATCAGCCCACCGCCTTCCCGACCATGGCGCAGATGTTGTCCCAGAAATCGCTGTTCACCGGGACGGTGTCATCGCCGCGGCTCTGCGCGAGCTGCGTGATGCGGCTGTAGAGCGCGACCTTCAGCATCGGGTCGAGCGTGCCGGTGCCGGCCGTCACGGAAAGCGTCAGCGGGTACGACAGGCCCGTGGCGATCTTGGCGTACTTCAGGCCGTTGATCTCGACGAGCGTGATGGTGATCGCCGAGCCGTTCGCGTCGACGCCGGAGACGGCCGTAGCCGGCTGGCGCTCCAGGCGGATGTAGCGCACGTTGGCCGGGACGTAGTACGTGACGTACGGAGGCCGCACGGCATCGTCCGGCGGCTCCTTCGCGACGAACTGCGTCCGGGAGACGGATTCATAGCACCAGCCGGTGCGCACCTCGAGCTCGAGCACCGTCGATGCATAGGCAATCGTCAACGCCGTGTCGTCCACGGTCGACGAGATGCGTGCCCATTTCTTCAGCTCGGTGAGATCGAGGGCCATTGTTCTCCCATCCTGGGTGGTGGGGCCGAAGCCCCACCACCCGAGACGCTGTAGGGAGTCAGAAGGTCACTTCGCAGTGCACTGCAGCTGCACCAGCGCGTTGGTGCGGGTGAAGACGCTGTTGGCGAACGCCATGGCGTAGAACTTGATGCGGGCGCTGCCGGCAGCCGAGATCTCGTCCCGGATCATCGTCATGCCGCCCCATTCGCGGATGGAGAAGCAGTCCTGGATCGATCCCAAGGCGAGCAGCGTGTTCTTCGTTGCGGCAGTTGCCCCGTACGTCGGCGAGTACATGGTGACGTACACCGGGAGACCGAGCAGGGTCATGGGCGCCGCGTTCTGCAGCGTCTGATAGTCAGAGCTCGGGACAAAGAGCGGAACGCCTGCGGAGGTCTTCAGGCTGGCGATGGCCGCGTACACGTCCTGCGACATGACCCACTGCGAACTGTTCCAGTACGCGGCGGGCAGCTTCGAGTACCGCATCGACAACAGGTTGTCGACCGTGATGCTGTCGGTGATCGCTTGCGCGCGGGTCGTCGACCCGCTGGTGCCCGTGGTTCCGGTCACGCTCACGATGTTGACCGGGTTGGTGGTGGCGTTGTACGTCTGCGTCGTGAACAGGCCGTTCGGCTGGTTCGAGCTCGAGCCCGCGCCACCCACGTAACCGAATTCGAGGTTGTTCGCGAGCTGGCGCTGCAGGGTGTCAACGACCTCGGCTTCGAGGTCGAAGTTGCTCTGGATCAGCGACTGCCGGGAGACCGTCGTGTACGGCAGGCACGGGTACGGAGCAATGGCCTGTTCCTGGATGCCGGGGTCGTAATTGGCCGCGGCGGTCACGTTGCCGCCCGTACCGGTGTCGGGGTTGGTCCAGCTGTTGCTGTACGTGCCGGGGAGCAGCTAGTTCCAGCGGACGGTCGGGTAGCCCTGAACGCCCGTGCGGATGTCTGCAATGTTGCGGACCACGGTGTTCGCCAGCAGGTACTTAAGGATGCCGTCCTCGTAGATCTTGGGGATCAGGACGCCCGAGCCGGTGCCGGTGTTGATTTCGCGCACTTCCGGAGCCGGGCCCTGGCCGCGCATGTACGCGATGAACTGGTCGCGGTACTTGACCGTCGCGCGCTGTTCGGTGGCGCGCTCCTCGACGGCCTTGTCCATCTCGTTGACCGCCGCGCGGGTCGCGAGGCGCTCGGTCAGCTGCGCGTGGCGGACGGCCGCGTCGAGCTTGTCGAGGTCGTTGGCGACCTCCATGCCGCGGTCGTACTGCTCGGTGGTGAGGTTGTCGCCGAGAGCCTTGAGCTGGTCGGCCTCGTTGGTGAGCGCGTTGCGGCGCTCATACAGGTCGGAAATCTTCATGATCGGATCCTTAAACGCAGACCAAGTGCGGCACCGAGCCGCTGAAGGGTTCGGGCTTCGGCGCTGGTCTGCGAATATGCGCCTGCCGGGACGATCGAGACCTCGCGCAGGTCCACCTGCTCGAGGGTGCGTGTGCCCGACTTCCATGAGTCCGAGCGCACGTAGAAACCGAAAGACATCTCGCGCAGCACGCCCGCCTCGACCAGCGCCCGCGTGTCACGGGCAAGGGAGGTGTCCGGGAGCGTCACGTCGAAGGCAAGGCCCTTGTCATCGCTGCGAAGCTGCATGAGCCGCGAGCGGGTGTCCGCGATCAGGCGACTCGGGTCGTGCTGCACCAGGAGCTGCACGTTCGAGGCATCGAGCGACTCGTCGAACGCGCCCGGCGCGACTCGCTCGGTGAACGCTTTGCCGCCGTTGAGCCCGGAAATGCGCAGGGGATGGCTCGGGGCGTTGTAGACCGCCGCGTAGCCGCCGATGCGGTTGCCGTCGGCCTGAAAGGACGTCGCGCGACGCTCAAGCAGCATTCGAGTCGCCTCCCGTCTCGTTTGCGGCGTCGTTCGGGCTGTCCTGCTCCGCGCCGCTGCCGGCGCCAGGCATGAGCGGCTTGGGATCGTCGAGATCGTCGAGCGGCGGCAGTCCGAGGCGCACCCGGGCCTCGTTCGGGGCCATGATTCCCGACATCACGACCTTCTGGAACGCGTCGGCCTTGTCGACGAAGTTGCCGAGGAGCAGCGCGTCGACGTCGAACTTCAGGAACTGACCCGGCGGCAGGAGCTTGCGCGTGAACTCCGCTTCCCAGGCGCGGACCCACTGCAGGATGCCGCCCTCGGTGTAGGCCCGCATCGTCTCGGCCTGGCTGGTGAGAGCGCCGCCTCCCTGCTGGTACAGCAGCTCCGGCGGGACGCCGAAGGCGCGGGCGATCTCCTGAATCGAGAACCGCCGAGACTCGATCATGGTGGTCGAGGTCTCGCTCGAAAGCTTCTCCGCCTTCATCCCCTCGCGGAGGATGAGCGGCCGGCTGGCGCCCTCGGCGGTCGCGTGGATGTTCTTCCAGGCGTCGCGGATCGCCTCGACGGTCTGGTCGGACATCGCGCCCGGGTGAGAGATCGAGATCTTGCCGGTGGACCCGGTCTTGATCAGGCCGGCGTGCGCCGCGTTCTCGTCGGCGGCCAGCGCGAAAGCGGCCGTGCATGCATCGACCGGGCTGCGGTACCAGGCGGGGTTGCGGATGTTCGGGTAGCACCCAATGTGGATGACCTGGTCGGCCTCCAACATCGCCCCGGCAATTTTGTAGTGCACGCCATCGTCATCGATGAGCGCCGTGGTAATGCCGGCGGCGATCGGGGTGAGCTCGACCACCTCGCCCTGGTTGTCGCGGCGGATCAGCGCAATGCCGTTGCCCGAGGAGAGCGCCTGCGCCGTCAGGTAGCGACGGAAGTCGAAGCCCGTCTGCCACCGGCTGGCCTCGCGGGTAAGCAGACCGACCACCGGGGAATCGACCGGGGTGCCGTCTTCCGTCTCGACGCGCACCGGCAGACGGGCGATGTCCGTCGAGATCAGCTGGGTCGCGCGGACCACCGCGGGGATCTCGTAGGGATCCACGGAGGTCGTGAACTGGTTCGGCTGCGCGTAGACAACGACGGCAGACTGGAACCCGAGGATGCGCGAGAGGAAGCCCACGCGCATAGGGAACGGATGTGCCCCCGAACGTCAATCCCCTATCCGGCTATATGCAATGCACCTCGGCTATATGCAATTCATCCGATGACGCACCGACTGGTCGACAGGCCTGTGGCTTCGCGCACCTGGTGGTGTTCCATGAGCAGCGCGGCCATGTTGCCGGCCACCACCGCGTCGGTGTTGCCGGCGCTGCGGCCCTTTACCGGCCGGGTGTTGCCGACGTTGTCGCGGATCAGGCGCACGGCGTTCAGGGCGCTCCGCAGCACCGGATCGGGCTCGTAGATCAGCTGCTTCGACTTCAGGAGGTCGCCCCAGAGCTTCCACGCGGGCGCCATCGTGCGAATCGACTGGTCAATCGGGAAGATCGGCCACCCGCGATCTTGCCACCGCCGGATGTCGCGGGCTTGGGCGGGGTGCGGGTCGACGCCGATCTTCCGGATGTCAAAACGGGCGATCAAGGCCTCGATCTCGGCCTCGACCACGGTCATGTCGTGCCATTCCCCTGGCATGCGGCGCAGGTGCCCCTGCTCCACCCACGCGCCGAGGGGGTTCTTGCACCGCCGCTCGTCGAGCCCCATGTCGGTCCCGGCCCACCAGGAGACGTTCCGGGCCCGGATCACGGGCCCGTCCACGACCATGAGGCACAGCGTCGTGAGGTCGAGCTGGGCGCCGTAGCCGCCTCGCGACAGGTCAATGCCGATGACGGCCGGCGCACCGGCCAGCCGGGACCAGTCGGTGGGCTGCATCTGCCGCTCGAGGACGCCGAGGTCGACATCGGTGGTCGCAATCTCGTGGTAGCGGCACGCGAGCTGCGTCTCGAACTCGGCGATCTGCGCCGGGTCGCCAGACTCGAGCATGGTCCGCGCCGCGAGCTCCAGCTGCGTCGGGTCGATGATGGCGCCGAGGCCAGGGTGCGCCTTGACCCACGTCTTCGGGTCGCCCGGCTGATCGTCCTGGTCGAGGCCGTACAGCATCGGCCACCAGCCAGGCGGATACGGGGTGCCGTCGGCGATTGCCCGTTCACAGGCGTCCCAGTAGCCCCAGATGGGGCGCGTCTTCTGCTCGGGGTCGGGTGTCGTGATCGCGAGCAGCTGCGAACTGGCGAACTTGGCGAGGCCCGTCAGGAGGCGCCCGAACGCCTTCTCCATGCGAGCCACCTCATCGGCGACCACCAGGCGGGTCGTAAGGCCGTCCAAGGCCTTGTCGGTGCACGGGAGGGAGATGTACCGGTTGCCCCCGTGCCTCACCCTGCCGGGGTGCGCTGGCGTGGACCCGCCAGTGGCCTTCCAGTCGGCCGTAGAGCCTCCCAGAGACTCGCACATGGTCTGCATGCGCTCGAAGGTCTTCTGTGCAAGGCGCCCGTCTGGGGCCACGCTAGAGAACTCCAGACGGGTCCCTGCGTCCCGCATGGCCCCCATGATCATCGAGGCCGCGAACTCGGTCTTGCCGTTGCCACGGGCTACGACGAGCAGCAGGGCCTTCGTGGCGGGAGTGTCGGTCTTGACGCCGTCCACGACGCGCCGACGCGCCAGGAGGATCATCGCGACCATGCACTGCCAAGGCAACCAGACGAGGGGCTTCCCGGCGCCCTCCTCGGCGCCCTGCCCGCACTCGAGCGCGAAGGCCCGCGCAGCTTCGGCGCGTGCCTCGTCCCACCAGACGCCGGCCGCCGCCGGCTGCGCTCGCTCCTTCGCGTATCTCGCGCACGAGTCGCGAATGCGCGCATTTGCCAATATTTCTCCGTCGATTACTGCACGCGCGTAGGCGTCGGCTTGCGCGGCGCATAAAGGCGGCTTCCGCCTGTGGTTACGCCGGGCTTCGGTTTTCGTGGTCCCATCTACGCGGTGCCCTATGGCC